CACGGTTGCGGCCTCAGGCAATCCAGGGCTTGCCTCATTCTGCGCTTGCGCCACCGCTCGCGCCGCCTCGGCACCCGCGCGAATGGGCGCCACGCCCGCCGTGGCCTCTTGCGTGGTGGCGGTAGCTTGTGCGGTGCGGACTGCTGTCGGCTGCAATTCTTGCGCGCGTTGCTCGCCGCCAATCCCGGCAAGCCCCTGAATAAAAGCTTGACCGCCCGGCATTGCCGCCATGTTCACGCCAATGAAAGCCTTGGCCGCACTCGGATCAACCTCGGCAATTCGCACAAGCCTATCAAGCGCGGTGGCGTTCATCTGGTCGCCAGAATTGCGATAAGCCGCCGCCCTATCACGCAACACCGCAACGGCGTCCTCAGTGCGACCAGCTTCCAGAAAGCCCAAAACCGTGCCGCCGAATTGCAGCGCATTTGTGCGCTGTTCTTCCGAAAGCGCCTTATTGGCTTCGGAAATGTTCTTAACCATTTCTGGGGGAAGCATTGGCGCAATCTGCAAAAGCCCCTGCATTGTCGGGTTTTGCATATACTGTTGCAGCGCCGCTTGCCGTTGCGTGTTTTGCTGGCGCGCCTGTTGCTGCGCTTCGCCCGCAAGTTGCGTTTGCGCCAAACCAGCGCCAAGTTGCAAGCCTTCCGTTGCAGCCGCCAATGGCGATTGCATCCCTGTGGCGTATTGTGGCGGTTGCTGAAGGGGAAGAATTGCCATGATTACCTCTAAAACCCAAAAGCGCCGCCAAATGGCGTTTGGCCGCGATAACCCGACGCCCGAAGGCCATATTCCATGCCCAGCATCCCCACGGGCGCATTCAGGATTTGCCCGAACCCGCGCGATTGGCCAAGAATGCCGCCCGCTTCCGCCGCCCCCACATTGCCTTGTAGATTGGCGATATTTTGCCCCGCCGCCATGGTCGCCGCCGCAGTGCCAGCCGCCGATGCTTGGCCCAATTGCGCCAGGTTCTGTTGCGTGCCGACGCCAAGCGCCGTAAAGCCCCCAAGCCGGCCATAATTGCGGTCAATCTCGGCATTCAGCATGGCAGGCCGGAATTGCGCCAGCGCCGCTTGCACATTGCCGCCGCGCAATCCGCCGGTTGCCGATGCGTTTTGCAACAAAGCCTCTTCACCAGTTCGCACCTGCGCTTGGAATAATGGGCTTCCCTCAATTTGAGAAATTGCCTGTTGTTGCGCTTGCGGGCCAAGCAATCCGGCAAGCGCCTGTTGCCGTTGCAATGCTGGCGCCCCGGCCTGCGCGTAAGGCTGCAAGCCTTGCAGCGCGGGAAAGCCAGCCTGCCGATACGGCTCAAGCAATGCCGCAACCTCAGCACGGGCCGCACGTTGCTCGGCAATACCAGCGCGGGAACCTTCGATCTGCGCGTCAGCAGCGCTTTCGGCGGACGTGGCCTGCAAAATGCCACCGCCAACGACCGCCGCGCCAATGATGCCAGTAACCGGATCAGGCATGGAAATTGAACTCCCGCTGGTAATCTTCAAACCTCTCGCCATAAAGGCGCATTACCGTGGCACTCAATTCAGTTGCCCGCACCACACCAAGGCAAAGCTGGCAAACCAGCAAAACCACATCATAGAACCCCGCGCGCCAAGCATAAGACATGGCGCAAGGCTTGCCCTCACGCTCTGCCTTATCGGATGCCTGCCATTTTAGGATCATGGTTGCCACCCCAGGCAAAAGATTGGCGTGATGCGCTTGAAAGAAAGGGTTGCAATACTGCGCCACAAGCGCATTCCAAATGCACTTGTCCAAGTCAGGGCGCGCGGGCGCATCGCCATCGGCCATATCATCAAACACTTGCGTCATATCGTAAAGCATGACAAGCCAATCCACCGCATCGCGGGGAAGCCCAAGGTCCGGCAAAAGGCGTTGAAGGCTGTCAGACATCGGAACCCCTTGAAGGTTGGCCGCTGGCCGCCGGATGTCTCAGCGCCCCAATTATCCCCAAACCGGCCCGGATTGCAAGCATTATGTTACTTCCCGCCCGCTTGCCCGAATGGTTAGGCTGGTCGCGGCGCCGGCCAAAGTGCTGATAAACCCGCCCGGCTCCAAAACTTGCCCCACCAATTCCGGGCAAAGGTAAGTCTCTCCTGGCACGATGTTCTTTGCACTTAGCACTAGATTGGAAGCGCCAGCCGAACCGGCGGACACCACCAGATTGACCGCAAGGGTCACATTGGCCGCGCTGGTATTGGTCACGGTGAACTTGTCAATAATGGTCCGGCACCCCGTCGCGGTGTATTGCGTGGTTTGCGTATTCTCGGCCTGCTTTGCCGGGATGATGTTCTTTACGGTCACGGCCATGGGTCAGGCTCCGATGTTGTTTGAAACGGTCAGAATGACCGATGGAATGCCAGGGTGTGGCGCGGCGGCGGGAAATGCCGTAATCTGGCAAGATGTATCATCAACAGACCACATCAGCTCGAAATAGTCGCCAGCCTTCATGCGGGTTAAAAAATTCCAAGCCGTGATCAATTCGGCATTGTTGCCCTGTATCCGCACGCGCCCGGTAGAATTGGCGATGTTCGCGCCGTTCACCCTAATCCAGAAATCGAAAATCCCTACGCCGCCAACAGTCTTGTCAAGCTGCGCCGAAAACTGGAAATTATAGACGCCCGGCTCGTCCACAAAAATGCGCGATGTAGGGCTGCCACGATAGACGCCTTCGCTCAGGTCAGTCGTGTTGAACGTAACTGCATAGGCGGTATTGATCACCGCCGCCGTTTGATTGGTTGTGTCATAGAAGGAACCAAACCGGGACCGCTTCGGCGGCGTAATTGGCGGCGCCACGTCATCGGGTAGCGCCACCGGCAATCGCGGCGGCGCATAGGCCAGAAGCTCCAGGCTATCGGCAATGCGGTCAAGCGCATCATTGGCTTGCGTGGCCTTGGCGTCCGCAGTGCCAGCGTCAAGCGATGCTTCCTGAACGGCAAGCGTTAGGGCGGCAATTTGCGCTGGGGTCAGGTCCGTTGCTTGCGTGAAAAGCGCCTCCACTTTCCGAATGCTGTCATCATCCGGTAGAAAGGCTGCAAGCTGGTTCCGGTTAAGGCGGATGCGCGTCATACCGCAAGCGGCTCCACGCTCGCCTCTAACCTCGCCACGGGCAATAGCGCGTCACTGGTGCCCTGGAAACGCTGAATGCGCCAATTCCGCATCATGCCCTGTTGGTGCCATACAGCACGCTTATTCAAGGCGCCAAAGCCATTCAGGGACAAGCGCCGGTCCTGGCTCCAATTCTGCCCGTCAACGCTATAGGAAGTGGTCACAACCGGATCAACGCCAAACACGGCATAGCCGGGCAAGCAAACAAGCTCCAGGCTATGCACCACCGCGCCCCGGCTTTCGTTGTAAAGGATCGCGGTCTGAAACTGCCAGCGCACCTTGGCGCCGTAGTGATCGGAACGCTCCGTGGTCAGATAGCCGTAGCCATTGCCGGCAGGATCACCGCAAAGCCATTTGTCATAGCACCACACCAAGTTGCGCGCCCGGTATTGCGCCACGCCTTCAAGTGAAGATGTCAGGACGAACCATGCCTGCTGTTGCAATGCTTCCGTCGCCGCCGCGTCAAATACAAGCGTCTGATCTGGAAGATGAACGTAAAGGTATTGATGCGCGCGGTCATTTCTCGCTTCAAGCAAAACCTCCGCAAGTTGTGTTTCTGAATATCCGGCAAGAACGCGGTCAATTTCTGCCGTGCTGATCTTGCGCGCGACTGAATTGGCGCCCAGGTAAATGCCCGGCGCCTCATTCCGCCCCGAACCCAGAAAAGCGATGGTTTCCTGAAACACGCAACATGCGCGGGTTCCAACGCAACCTTTTTGGATTTGCGCGCTTTCAATGCGCGCGAAGGGGAAATTGTCGCCCCCCACGTTGTCAAACACCTCAATCGTGTGGCGGTTTAAGGCATAGACCTCGTTTCGCAATTTCAGCAGCGCAACGACCGGATCTGGATCAGCCTCGGCGCTGCCATATTTTAGGGGGTCAACCGCGAAGGGATCGCCCAATTCCGTAACTACAAGAAACTCGCCGTCCGTGGTCATAAAATAACCGTCCACCCAAACCACGTCCCAAACCGTGCCTAGGTCGGTATCCGTCACCTGTTGAAGTGCGGTGCCATTGTAGAGATACAGGCGACCGGCGGATGCAATCGCCAAATAGTCAAAGGAATAATCAAAAGTTGCCAGCTTGTCATTTATGCCAACATCGCCAATATCGGTCAGGCTTCCATCGGCGGCAATCCGCACCAGCCTGGAACCCATGACGCGGTAGCATTGCCCGCGCCATTCAATTCCGGCCCGATCCACACCCGGCCCTGCGCCTTGACTGACAAGCCCCTCAGCCGGGCGCAAATAGCCATTGGAAATCCCCTGCGGCATTGGGACCGGCGCCATATTTACCGGGTAAGCTGTCCGGAAATCCGGGCTGCTATCCGCATAAACGCCGGTCAGGATCGGGATTTGCACTCAAACCCCACCTTCGCCGGGCTGAATGTGAAGCGTAGTGCCAGCAGCGCTGATATACGCCACGTTGCCTTCGCCTTCGCCCTTTGAAAGAATGATTTCAGAACCAGACCGGATAGGCGTATCGGCGGTTGTTGCGGTTTGCCCGCCAATGCCCACCCGCACATGGCAGATATTGGCGCCGCTATTTACAAGGCGCACGCTTTTGGCCTTTGGGTCAATGGTCACTTCTGCCGATGCGGCGCCAGGCGTTACCACCTGATTAGCGCCACGGCCTGGGTAGAATGATGCGCGAATGGTCATGTCTTGTTCCTTACGCCTTCATGATAATCCAGTTGGTGCCATCACTCACAAGCTCGGCCCAATTCCCCGCCGTGCCCGATACGATAGCCGTGCCCGCCGCGCCGCCCGCAAGCGGAACCACGTTTGATGATGCGCTGTTGATCGCTTGCGCCTGAATGGTTTTCATCACCACCACGCGCCCGGTATAGCTTGACGCCGCAGGCAATGTCACAACACAAGCCGATCCCGCTTTATTGTTGATGATGTAATCTTCCGCATCCCCAAGCGTGAAATCTGCCGTCTTGGTGACAGGCGCAGCGCGGCGCAAGCCAGTGATAGTCGGCGCGGTGCCAAACACCGCAACGCCGCTGCCGGTTTCATCGGTAAGCGCCGCCGCCAGATTTGCGCTTGAAGGCGTGGCAAGGAAAGTCGCCACATTGGCGCCAAGCCCGGAAACGCCCGTTCCTATTGGAAGGCCCGTGCAAAGCGTCAAGACGCCGCTTGCCGGCGTCCCAAGCGCGGGCGCCACAAGCGTCTTATTGCTTAGGGTGTCAGTCGTCGCGCGCCCCACAAGCGTATCCGTCGAAGTTGGAAGCGTCAGGGTGCCCGTGTTGCTGATAGTGCCAATGATCGGCGCCGTCAGCGTCTTATTGGTCAGGGTTTGCGCGCCCGTGGTTGTCACCACCGGCACACCGCCAACCTGCACCACGCCCGTACCCTTCCCCACAAGGTTCAAGCTGATATTGGTATCGCCGCCCGTTGCGCTCAGGCTTGGCGCCCCGCCCGCCGCCGCATTGGTAAGCGTGACCTCATTCACCGCCGATGCCGTGGCAGAAACGCGCAAAAGCTCGTTCCCGTTCACATCGTTAATGCCAGTCGAAAGCGTCAGGTTGCCAAAGCTGGATGCCGTATTGCTGGAGAGCGTGTACCAAGTTGCTTGTAGGCTATTGAACCGGATCGTGAAGAACCCGCCAGCGCCAAGCGCCCCAGGCACACCAAGCAGCGTGCCGCCATTACCGTTGACCGTAAGCGCCGCAATGCTCTGTGACGAAACCACAAGGATTTCCTGCCCGTCAAAGCAAGAAGCCACAGGCGGCAAGGTAATGGTGCCAGCCGCAAAAGCGCCAGTCGGGTTGATAATCAGAAAAAGGCTTTGCGTTTGCGCGCCAAGTTGCAGATTGAAGCCGCTGGAAGTCGGGGCGCTGATCTGTGTGGTGTAATCCGGATCGGCAAAATAGGATTCAAAGAACGCCAATAGCGTCGAGAGGCTGGCGCGGCGCGTGTCGCCTTCGCCGGGCGCATAGACCAAGATGTTGTCGCCCGCGCTCAGGCTGTTGATTGCGGATAACTGGTTGATAGTCGGCATGGCGTTCCGTTCCTACGGTTCAAGCGGGCCATCAGGCCCCACCAAGACAGGATCAACCGGCCCCGGCATGAATGGATTGTCAGATACCCAAGGCCGGTTGCCCGCGCCCGCCGGCAGAGTTTTGGGGAATTGCATTTCAGAAGGCATGGCAGCCCGTGCCAGCAACGCCTCATAAGCTTGCCGGGCAGAGGTTTTCACTTCCACCGCCACCTGCTTGCCATAGGAAGGCGCAAGCCTCAGCGCCAAATTGGAAACGATAGCTTCAACCGCCCGATCTGGAACGCTTGTCTCTTCATCAAGGCCGCTATCTTCTGGGCTGCGCGGCAACGGATAGGCAATGCGAATGCCCTTGCTATTCCAAGTCGCCAGCATGGAATCCATGCGGCGCAACGCCGATTCCATTTGCGCCGGCGTCAGATCGAAGGTATAGGCCGCAAGGCCCACCTCCTCAAACGCGGCCTCGATAAGCTGGCGCTTGGTGTAGCTCATTCCGGCGCCGCCATCTTGGCTTCAATTTCGGAAATCAGGCGCTTGTCAGACCAGCGCCCGTCCACCTTAATGCCAAGCTCTTCGGCCTTTTGCTCCAATTCTTCGCGCGTCACGGGCGCATCATCGCCGTAAGCGGGTTTGGCATCGGGTGGCGCGAAATCGCGCGCATCATCGGCAGGCACGGGCGCGGTTTCGCGCGGCGCCACAGCTTCCATCGCGGCGACAAGGCTATCATGCCATCTATCAGCCAAAGCAGCCTCTAGCGCTTCTTGCGTGTCAATACCGCGATAATCATAGGTAACACCAGGCGGGCCAAAATGCGCGCCAGGCACACGGTAAAGAATAGTTGGAAGAAGTCTCATTTTGCACCTTTCGGGGCTTTGCCAGGCTTCCCGGCTTTCATCGCCGCCGTGCGGGCGGTATTCAAAGAAATGGCCACCGCCTGCTTTTGCGGTTTGCCAGCCTTCATTTCCTTGCTGATATTGCTGGAAATGGAAGCCTTGGAATAGCCCTTCTTCAACGGCATAGAAAGCCTCCTGCAAGGGGTTAGGGCGGGCTGTGGAGCCCGCCCTAGTCATTATGCAATGCGATAGCTGACGAAAGTATCAGCCGCCGTCTTGCGTGTCCGCCAGCGCGCGGCAGAACCGGAAGTCGCCGCAGTAGCAGCCGCCCCAACAATTGTGTGACCGGAAGCGCCCGCCGTTACGGTAAGCGCAAAGGCCGCAAGCGTGATCAACGACCAATCAAACGATTCGTTGATTTCGATACCAGTCGCCAAGTCCATCGCGGCGCCGGTCGGAAGCTGAATGTTTCGGCCCGTTGTCGGGGTGGCAGTCACCAGCCCGGTCAGCAGATTGGCAGCCGTAAAAGCCATGGAACCACCATCAGCAATCACGGCAGGCGTCACCTGCACCTGAACATTCAGCCGGGTTTTCTGAACCACCGGATCAGTGCCCACCTCATAAAGGGCAGTCACGCCACCGGAGGCTTCAACCACAATGACGGCGCCGGAAGCATACGGGCCAAACACGGTTTGGCTGTTAATCACGGTGCCGATAAGCGTCACTTGGTCCGGGTAATTCGGGAAGCCAATCTTGCGATAGACTTGTGCCGAACCCGCGCAAAATACGGCGATGCTTTCACCCGCCGGGATAATGATGTCGCCAGAATTGCCCTGCGGCAGAACGAAACTTGACATGCTCTTGATCTCCTTCTGCTTCTATCAGGTCTGCGAAAACATGATAATGCCGCTCATTTGCGGCTGCTTGTTCACCACGCCATAGAGAGTATCAAGGCGATACTTGGTCTTTTGCGTGTTGATGTCATACTGCTTGGACATAACCAATTCGATGCCCTGGTCAGTTGAAGCCCGCATGACGGCGGCGCCGGCATCGCTCGGGATCGCCAAACGGCCTGGCAGGATTTCCAAGCTATCCTTGTGCCAGAAGGGATTCATGAAGTTGGTCACGGTATTCATGAACACAATGGCGGCAGTGGTTGAAGTGCTGGCAGCCACGGTATTCTGATACTGCACTTCCGCATCAGTGCCGCCCTGCGCCGTAATAAGCGGCGGGGAAATCACCAGCGTCGTCGCGCTTGGCACGCTGATCACGCGATAGGTTTTAAGAACCCCCGTGCTTTGCTTCGTGATGTGATGGCACGCTTCAAAACCCGCAATGGTGAAGGCATCGCCCGGCGCCACGCTTGTCGTGCTGGAGATTGTGACAATTTGGAAGCGGTTATCAACATTGCTGGTTTCGCCAGTCGCCGCGACGGCAGTTGCCTTCGGGACATAGAACTGCGCGCCAGCCACGGTCGTGTTGATCGTCAAGCCCGCACCACCAGCGGCGGCAGTCTTGCGAAGGGCATAGTCCAGCTTGTAGGTATCGAAGCTGGCCACCGTGCCAACAAGGGCGCGGCGCAGCGCGTTATCGCTGGTTTGGTTGCCGAAGGAACGCGTCACGGCCTGAAGGTTGCTCGCCATGCCGTTATAGTCGCGTGTGGAAAGCGCCAGATAGCGGTCTTCCATCATCACGCCTTGCTCGTTCATGATGGCTTCGCACTGCGCCACGTCATCAAAGCCGGACGCGGCAACCGTGCGCTTCACAAACAGCGTGCCTTGCAGCGCCGCCACGTTCATGATCGCCACGTTGATGTCCGACGCCAGCTTTTGCTTGGCCGCATCGCCCAGGCGTTGCTCCTGCAAGGCATCGCGCAATTCGGTGCCGGTCATCACCCATGGCACGGAACGCTGAAAGCCAATTGTCGCCGGGACGGTCAACTGCGTGTAATCATCGAAGTTGGCAGTCATATCGGTGCCGGCATAGCTGGTCGCGATATACGGCTGCGGGCGCCAGATGATGTTGTTTGTGCGCTCCATCATCACCTGATCGGTGTTGTAGATCGCCACATTGCGGGAAAGAACAAGCGCGTCCTGAAAGCCTTCAAGAATATTCTCAAAGGCGATGCGCTCTTCTTTGCTGAAACTGTTTGCCATGTTTCATAGCCTCATGATTGAGAGATGGGGATTGTTGCAATGTCTCGCCCATAAGCCGGACGGCTGCTTGTCACCTGTAACAGCGGTGACCCCCATAACTCGCCCATAAGGACGGACGGCTTCCGTTACCTGTAGAGCCGGTAACCCGCTATAACTCGCCCATAAGGACGGACGGCTTCCTGTCAAACGTCAAGGGGGTAACCCTTGAAACCTAGACGCTGACACTTTACGCCAGCGCCCAGCTTGGCGTCAATTACTTTTTTGCGGCCTTCTGGCGTTTATAGGCAATGACCTTTGTCATATCGCCAGTCTTGGCGGCTTCATCGCGCAACCGCTCCAGGGTGCTATCCACGGCGCCGGACACGGGAACGCCGCCGGTTGAACGAATCTGCTTCTCGGGCGCGGGTGGCGCCTTGCGGGGGGTAACTTTCAATTGTGCCTCCAATTTGGCAATGGCAAAGGTGAACTTGACGGGATCGGTAATGGCAGCCAATTCCTTGGCCCTGGCCGGGCTTCTGCCCAAGGCGTAAATCAACAGGGCAGGATTTTCGGCGCCGGCCACGATAATGCTCTGTTGCGGCACGCTGAATGTGGTTTGCGCCACGGTTTCCGCTTCTTCATAATCCGGCACCCGCAATTCAGCCTTGGCCCTGCCGTAGCCTTCCAGCTTGGCTTGCCAGGCTTTTTGTTGCTCTTGCTCCGTTTGAAGTTGGCGCGTGATTTCAGCATCGGCATTGCGCTTGCGTTCATACCAAGCCGTAATTTCGCGCTCATAGGCCTCGGTATTGTAATCGTGATCTTCCAGCGTAGGTTTCTTGCCGGGATCGGTTACGGGCGGTGGGGTTGCTTCCTTGGTCGCTAATTGCGCGCGTAACTCCGCAATTTCTCTTTGCAATTTGAAGTTGTCTTTTCGGACGCTTCTAACCCACGGCAAAAGATTGGCATCTTCTTCGGGCGGCTCGGGGACTGGTTCATTGCCAATGGTGACGATTACCTCCTCCGGCTCCGGGGCGGGCGCCTCAGCCTCGGGCGCGTCAAGCGGTGCAACCTGCTCCTCGATCTCAAGGTCAGGCTCTTGTGTCTGTGTTTCGCTCATTTTGGATTCCTGTCTCGCCCTTCACCGGCAGGGCGGGTGCCGTTATTTCTTCTTGCGCGCGGCGCGCATGTTATCCACAAGGTTCGGATACGGGCGCCCGGCTTCCTTTGCCATCGCCCTTGCCGCCGCCTTTTGCTTGGGCGCCAGCTTCTTGTCGCCCTTGGTGGGGTCTTTGGTTTTCCAAACCGGCTTTTTCATGCAATGATCCTTAATGAAAAACGATCTCTTCACCGTCATCCAGCAACAGTTGCATTGCCGCCATAACAGCCGCCATTTCCTCACGCTCCAAGGCTTCCTGCCGCCGCTGTAGCTTGCGCCTGGCAGCCTGCAATTCGCCCCGGACCATATCGGCCATAAACTCTGGCGTGGCACTCACGGGCAGCGCAATAGGCTCCAGGGCCATGCGCTCGCCTTCAATCTCCACCTCTGCCACCGGGACGGCGCGCCGCGGGCGCGGCGCGGGTTGCGCTTCATCTTCCGGATCGGGCAGGGTGACGTTGGCAAGGTATCGCGCGGCGTCCTCTGCCCGGTCAAAGACTTTGTTATCCACCATATAGACCGCGCGCTTGCGCCCGCGTTGCGCGTTGCCAGGACCGCCGCCGCCGGTAATAGGCTGCTCCACCGTACCCGAAGCCGTGAACGTGAGCGAAGTCGCGCCCGCAACAATACTCGCCCCGGCCAGCGCGCCCGATAAGGCAAACGTGAGCGAGGTTGAACCGGCTATATCGCCGCTGGCGCTGCCTGAGCCGGTTAGGTCGCCCGCCGTGGTGAACGTGACGGTAGAAGCCGCTTCAATTACCGCGCCACCAAACGCCGTAGCGTTTGGCGTAAAGGTAAGCGTTGTCGCGCCTTCTAAGGCGCCCGCGCTACCAGACCCGGTTAGAGTTCCCGCTGGCGTGAAGGTTAGCGTTGTGGCGCCGGTAAGCGCGCCATCGCCAATCATCGCACCGGCTAGCGTAAATGTCAGAGACGACGCGCCGGTAATCAGGCCGTCGCCAAGCAGCGCACCTGCCGGCGTAAATGTGAGCGAAGTTGCGCCGGATATAGCCCCGCCGCCGCCGGTTGGCTCGGGGATCAATTCATCAGTAAACCAACCTTCAGGCAGAACCTTGGCGTCAAACCACGCCTTGGGTTCTAAGATCGGATTGAAGGCGCCTAACCGGGCCATCGTTTATTCCTCGGGCGGAGGATCGGGCGGGGGCTCAGGGGGCGGCGGCGGCAACCATTCGCCATTGTTGTAAAACCACCCCGGCCCGACGTATTCGGGGCACTCGAACTCATTAATACCGGGCGGAAGATGGTTCCAAGGCGTCACGCCATCCCACCGGCAAGTGTTCCAAACCCAGCCATCAGACACGCGGACCAAAGCGAATTTCTTATCTACATTCACCATGAGATGATAATCCCGTAACCGTTGCCGCCATTACCGCCATTACCGCCGAGACCGGGATTCATGCCAACGCCCCCGCCACCACCGCCACCGCCGCCTTTACCACCGTTGCCACCGTTTGCGCCTGCCGTGGACGCCGTGACAGTTGTTCCGCCACCGCCCCCGCCCGTGCCGCCTACGATGCCGGTAGTGTTAGTGCCGTTTGCCCCTGCCGTGGGCGATGCGCCGCTCGTGCCCGCTGCACCGCCAAGCCCGCCCGCCGTAGCGCCTACGCTGTTGCCTGTGCCGCCGCCTGCTGTAGCGTCCACGTTCGCCGGGACGTTGCTGTGACACCCGCCCGAGCCGCCACCACCGCCACCCCACCGGGAATTGCCGCCCGCCGTCACGAGAGGCACGGTTGCGCTGTTGCTCGATCCACCCCCGCCAGCCCCGCCTTCCCATGTAGGACCAAACGGCGATGTGCTACTGCCGTTTGTAGGTTGCCCGGATGCCGCCGGACTGTTCACAGCCCCCTGATTAACGCCATGAAGACCTGCACCACCACCGCCCCCTGTGGTGTTAGCACTGGTTTGACCGCCAGTTCCAGCAGCCCCGCCATAAGCAAACAGCAACGTATAGGTCACAGCGCGGGCAGCCGAGTATCTTCCTTCAACGCCAGTCGTGCCCGCTTGACCAGCTAAACCGCCAGAGCCACCGCCGCCCCCTGCGCCGATAATCATACGAATTTGATCAGGCAGTTCATCGGTCAGATAAAGTTGTCTAGAGTACCCGCCCGCGCCACCGCCCGAGCCGCCCTTAGCAACAACGGCAGTTGCTAACGAAGCACCGCCCCCACCGCCGCCGCCACCGCCCCATAGCTGGATTAAGGTCAGACCGGTGCGCGGGCCTGCGGGCTTGATCCAATTTCCACCGGGAAAATCAAAAGTTTGAATGTTAGCCGAAGGGAATGGCGACGCTACTCGCCAGCCGCTTTTTTCGTTAAACGTAACGCCCGTCTGTGCCGCCACAGACCCGGCCCAGAGATCGACAACAGTCGTGCCGTCAGTGTGGCGGATAACGATGTCCTGCGCCGCCGTGGCATGGTCATTGAACACGCTCAGGAACTTGATCTTGCGCGTGGTTGACGCACCCGGTGAAGCCACAACATCGGTCGTGGTTGCCGCCGCAATGCTGGTATCTGTGCGGTCTGGCGTTACAGTCGTGCCAGACAAGTCCGTGAAGGTCGCATGAACATGAATAGGGTTCGCGCTGGAAGTCACAACCTGCAATTTGTCAGAGGTGGATGCCAGATAGATCATGGCGTCACCAAGAGATTACGATGCAGTAGCCGTCACCGCCGACGCCGCCCGCGCCGCCAAGGCCCGGATTGCTGCCACGGCCACCGCCACCCCCACCACCGCCGCCAAGCCCGCCCGCGCCGCCCGCAGCGCCGTTCGTGGAAGCCTGCACAGTTGAACCGCCGCCTCCGCCGCCTGCGCCGCCATTGTTGCCGTTGGTTGGCCCGCCTGCGTCGCCGGGTGTAGGTGCCGGGCCAGAAATGCCGCTTACACCGCCACCACCAACATTTGAACTGAATCCGCCCCCGGAAGACGCAGCAGTTACCGCAGGAACTGCGCTTGTTCCACCGCCTGAGCCGCCGCCGCCGCCACCAAACAGCGACCCGCCACCAGGAGTAACAGCGGCAGCATTGGTAGAACCACCGCCGCCACCACCGCCCAAATGGCCGAAGTAATTGTTGCCGGAACCAACCGAGCCGGTGATTCCTTGAACGTCAAAACCGGGGCCTGCCGATATTGGCTGTCCTCCGTTCCCGGCAACCGCAGCGCTTGCCGATGCGCCTGCCGAGTGGCCACCGCCCCCACCGCCGCCGCCAGTTGCAAGCGCAGAGTTTTGCCCGCCCCTCCCGCCGCCGCCACCATAGCCGGTCAGCAGCGCGCCGAATGTCGTGTTGCCACCTACGCCGCCATCACCACCTGACCCGCCCGCCGTCGCGCCCGTGCCAGCCGCACCGCCTGCGCCAATCGTGACGCTCTCAGTGCCGCCAAGGTCCGACGCGCGGAAAATCCGCTCAACAAAGCAGCCCCCACCGCCGCCACCGCCGCCCTTGGTAACGGTCGCAGTCGCAAGCGATGATCCACCACCACCGCCGCCGCCCGCCCCCCAGACGCGAACCATAACCACCGCTGGATTAAAGCTGGTAGGCTTGTTCCATGTGCCATTGGCGGCAAAGACTTGGATATTCGTAGGCCGTGAATTGCCGGTGACAGTCCAGCCTTCGCCTTCCACATAAACAAGACCAGCCTGCGCTGGAAGCGAAAGAGAATAGATGTCAACCGTGGTTGTGCCATCGGTATGCTGAATGGTGATATTGTTCGCGTTTGTCGCGCTGTCGTTCCAGATATTCACAAGCTGCACAGCGCGCGAAGTTGAAGCGCCGGGGCTTGCCACAATGTCAGTCGTGGTCGCGGTAGAGATAGCCGTATTCAGCCGCCCAACGGTGACCGCC